AGGGCGACCTGATGTACGACTATCAGGTACCGATCCAAAATCAAGTCCTGTACGCCAAGACCGCCGACGACGTCGAGCGTGTCGCCGCATCCGGCACCGTCGCATACACACCCGTCTGCACCTGGATCACCAGCACCAACATCGAAGATTGGCTAGGGATCGGCACCGCAACCGCAGGCGACGCCGCGTTCCTGACGCAATGCGCCGCAGCTGCCAACCAGTTCTGCTACCGACGCCGCCAAGAGGCCGGATACATCGACAGCATCAGCAGCAGCCCATCAAGCGACGTCACCCTAGGCACGATCATGTACGGCGGTGCCCTGTACCGTCAGCGCGGCTCGATCGATCAGTTTGCGTCGTTTGACGGCATGGCAACCGCGCCGGTCGTCGGTTTGTCAGGCATGGTCAAGCAGTTGTTGGGGATTGACCGACCGCAGGTGGCGTAATGCCCGTACCTGTCTACACCGACCTCTTCAACGAAGCGATCGACGACCTCACCGCCACGCTCCAAACCATCACCGGGCTACAAGTCGTCAACGATCCGCGCAACATCGTCCCGCCCTGCTGCTTCATTGACGCACCATCCTGGGACAGCTTCAACTACAACATCGTCAAGCTTACGTTCCCGGTCAAAGTGCTGACGCTCGGCCCCGCCAACTTGGACGCCCAACGCTCCCTGCTCAACATCTGCGCCCTGCTGTTAGCAAAAAACGTGGCCGTCATATCAGGCAGCCCATCAGTCGTCGACATTGGCGGCTCAATTCTGCCCGCCTACGACCTCACCATCGCCATGCAGGCACAAACAAGCTAGGAGAACCCATGTACATCATCGTCAGCCCACGCCTCGGCACACCCGGCGACAAATACGAGCCAGCCGACGGCATCAACGTGCAAGCCCTGATCGACGGTGGCCTCATATCCACCGACAAGCCAAAGAAATCGTCTAAAGTCAAATCAGACCCAGTCGAGGAGTAACCACAATGGCAACCAGCGTCTACCTGTCAAACCCGGCGATCAAGATCAACAGCGTTGATCTCACCGACCAATGCACCGCCGCAACTATCACCTACACCGTTGAAGCACTTGAAAATACGGCGTTCGGTTCAACAGCTCGTACCTACACGGGCGGTCTGCAAAATAACAGCATCACCGTCACTCTCTACCAGAGCTACGCCGCCACAGAGACCGAGGCCAGCATTTTCAGCCTTGTCGGCAGCACCTGCTCGATCGAGTTGTCGCCAACCGCAGCTGGGCTTACTACCCCATCAGCAAGTGAACCAAAATATTCACTTTCGGCGGCCTATCTCGAAACGCACACCCCGATCAACGCGTCCTTGGGCGAACTCAGTACCATTGACCTGGTATTCACCGGTTCAGCGCTCACAAAGGCAACAAGCTAACCATGTTTCCGCCAGCCCCACCGGGCGGCGCTGAAAACAAACCAAGCAAGCCCGCATTGGCGGAGCCTTGCCCGACGAAAGGTAACTAATGCAAATCAAGCTGCGCGTCGATCTCAAAAACGGCAAACCAGCCCGCGAACTACGCACCAACATGCTCGCCATCGTGGAATGGGAAAAAACCGAAAACCGACGCACCGCCGACGGCAAAGGCATCGGCTTCGCCGACCTTTGCTGCTGGGCATACACACTCTGCAAACTTGCAGGCGACAAAGTACCCGGCACTTGGCGAGAATGGGTAGCCGAACACCCCGACATGGAAATCACCACCGTCGACGAACTGGTCGACGACACCCCTACCACCGGGGCACCTGGCGACGCTCCCTCGCCGAGGTCTTAGTTATGACAGGCTTCTGGCCGCCCCATGTGGAGTTTGACCTACGCGACGTCACCACCGTCATGTATGTGCTTGAACAGCAAGCCAAAACCCGAAAGCGTCGAACATGAGCATCAAAGTCGTCGGCGTCAAAGACACACTCAAAGACCTACGCACCCTCAACCCGGAAATGCGTAAGCAATTTGCGCGTGATGCCAAACAAATTGCCGCACCAATCACGACCGCCGCTAAAGCGAGTTATCCACAAATGCCGCTGTCGGGTATGCGTTACCGCTGGATGCAAAAAGGCCGTCAGCTGTTGCCGTGGGATGCTCGACGCGCCCGCAGCGGCGTACAAGTCAAGATCGACGCAGGTCGACGCCGCAACGGTGTCGTCACCATCATCCAAAAAGACCCGGCAGCGTCAATCATCGAATTCGCTAGCGACAAAAACAGGCTCGGCCGATCACTCAGCACTCTGGCATGGGGTGAACCCGCCCGCGTCATGTGGCCAGCCGCCGACAGTCACCTCAAAGACGTCACCCGCGAAATGCGTCAAGCCATCGACAAAGTCGCCGACGACCTGAACAGGAAGCTGATCTACTAATGGCAATTCGCATACCCATCATCTCGGAATTCTCCGATAAAGGCATCAAGCAAGCCCAATACGAATTCGGCAAGCTCGACAGCAACGTGCAAAAAGCCGGGTACGTCCTGCAACGCGCCATCCTGCCCGCAGCCGCCGCGTTCGGCACCCTTACCCAAGTCATTGGGCCAGCAGTACAAGCCGCCAGCAACATGCAAGAAAGCATGTCCAAAGTCGGTGTCATCTTCGGATCAGGCGCAAAACAAGTCACCAACTTCGCCCAAACAGCCGCCCGCGAACTTGGCCAAAGCAAACAAGCCGTCCTCGACGCCGCAGGCGTCTTTGGCACATTCGGCAAAGCAGCCGGTCTTGCAGGAACCGACCTAGCCACATTCAGCAATGACTTCGTCAAACTGGCCACCGATCTCGCCAGCTTCAATAACACCAGCCCGGAAGAAGCCGTCCAAGCGATCGGCGCAGCTCTCCGCGGCGAAGCTGAACCCCTGCGCCGCTTCGGTGTTCTGCTAGACGACGCCACCCTCAAAGCCGAAGCAATGAAACTCGGCATTTACGACGGATCAGGTGCACTCACCGCACAACAGAAAATCCTGGCCGCACAAGCCGCCATCTACAAACAAACCGCCGACGCACAAGGCGACTTTGCCCGCACCGCCGACGGCCTCGCCAACAAACAGCGCACCCTCTCAGCCCTCATCGACAACTACCAGGTGCAACTCGGCCAGCAGCTGCTACCCAAAGTCAACGAACTGGTCGACCTGACACTCGAAGCCGAAAGCGCGTTCGCAAACCTGCCTGAGCCAGTCAAAAATTCTGCTAGCGCGTTCAATGACCTGCTTGGCAACATCACCAAACTCATCAACCCGCTGGCATCCACACTCGACATCGTCAAACGCATCTTCGGCTATTTCAGCGACGAAGAAACCTTTGGCGCATACAACAAAAACCTAGGGGTCTCCGCCACCCAGCAAATGCGCGTCGCAGACGCCGCAGGGATCGAGCGCCGCGCCCTACTCGCCAGCAACGAAGCCAAAGACAAAGGCACCAAAGCCACCAAAACGCTGACCGAAGCCAACAAAAAACTAGAAGAACAAATCGCCAAAGCCCGCACCGAAATCGAGCAACGCCTCAACACCGCCCTGTCAAATGCCCAAAGCCAACTCGACAACGCCCGCAACGCCTACAACAGTTTCCGTGACAGCATCAGCAGCTCAATCACCGGCACCCTCAATTTCACCGACGCCCTCAAAGAGGCCGTCGACGCCAAAGGCACATTCATCGGCGGCCTCACCGTCATGGCCAACCGATCCAAACTCTTTGGTGAACGTGTCGCCACCCTGCTCAAAATGGGTTTATCGGAAAGCGCCCTACGCAAAGTCATTGACGCAGGCGTTGAAGCAGGCACGTTTATCGCCGACGAACTCATCAACGGCGGGTCAGACGCCATACGTCAAACCAACGAACTCGTGCAAGCCCTCGAAAGCGTCGCCAACAAACTCGGCAAAGATGCAGCCGATGAGTTTTACGGGGCGGGCGTCCAACAAGGCGAAGCGATGGTCGCAGGCATCAAAGCCGTCCTTGACGACTTCACCGCCAGGCTCGCCGTAGACGGCCTTACGCTGCCGCAAATCACAGCCATAGGCGAAGCAGCCGACACCGCCATTGGGCTCGTTACAGGGGCTCCTGACGTGCCTACAGCCCCGATATTCGGCGACGACTACTGGGCAGGCCTACCTGGTAGCAACGTCAATATTTCAGTCAACGGCGGTCTGGCGACCAGCGCAGAGATCGGGCAGGCCGTCGTAGACAGCATCCGCGCATACAACAGATCAGCCGGCCCGGCGCGCATTGAGGTCAGCGGGTACGTCTGATGCCCGGCACAGCAATCGTTCAATCCGGCAACTACACGCTGGAAATCGACGCAGGATTTACCGTCAATGCATTCACCCTTGACGACCAGTACAAAGGAGTCCTAGACAACACCGACTATGTGCTGGATGGCACCACACAGTTCGCTGACGTCACCGACGGCACATTGAATATTGCGGTGCGTCGAGGCCGTAAGGATCAGGGCGACCAATTCAGCGCAGGCACGATGACGTTCACGCTCAACGACACTTTGGCGGCTGGAATTTTCAATCCGTTTGATACATCAAGCCCGTACTACGATGCGAATCAAAACGTGCCCGGCTTGGCACCTATGCGCCGCGTACGCCTCGGTCGTTACGACGCCACCAACACGCTCGAATACCTGTTCAAGGGCTATGTCGTCAACTACGACTACAACTTTGCCTTGGGCGGCCTGAACACGGTCAGCGTCTATTGCGCCGACGACTTCTATCTGCTCGCACAAACATACATGGATGAATACAACGTCACACCCGAAACATCGGGCGAACGTATTGAAAGCGTTCTAGACCTGCCCGAAGTCGATTACCCGACCGGGCCAACCGCCCGCAACATCTCCACCGGCACCGTCAACCTTGGCCACGACAATGATTACAACGTCCCCGCAGGCACAAACGTGCTGGCCTACCTGAACCAAATCAACGGCACCGCCGAATTCGGCCGCTTATTCGTATCACGTGACGGGGTGCTGACATTCCAAAACCGCATCGGTGCGACGCTTAGCGGATCGGTTGCCAATTTCAAGGACAGCGGCACAGGTGTCAAATACGACAACGTGGGCATCACATTTGAGGCGGACTCCGTCGTCAATAGGGCTTACGTACAAAACCTTGGCGGGTCTAACGCCACAGCCACCGATAGCGGTTCGATCGCAATTTATTTCATCCAAACAGAAGCCATCACGAACAGCCTGTTGGAAACCGCAGGATCGCAGCTGGCTGACGCGGCCACCTACCTGCTGAACGGCGAACCCGAAGCCAGGTACACCGACGTCGCCACCAAATTCGCCATGCTGACCCCTGCCGAACGTGACACGGTCGCCACGATTGACATTGGTGACACGATCAGCATTGAAAAAACATTCCCAACAGCCACCGGGACGACCAGCCTCGGCCAAGAATTATCGGTAGAAGGCATCGAGCATTACATTGACTTCAGTACCGGGCACCGCATCAACTTCTACACAGCACCGACCACTATCGTCTATCAGCTGATATTGGACGACATTACCTATGGCGTTCTTGACGCCCTAAATGTTTTAGGATAGGAGACACTATGGCAGCCAATTGGACAGACTTCGTTAGCGGGGCTGTGTTGACCGCATCCCAACTAAATGGTGTGTTAGACGACTTTTCAGACGTCGCAATCTTCACCGAAGAACAGGCGTCCGGAACTAACGCTGGAACATTCACAAGCGGCAGCTACGCAAAACGCACCCTAAACACAACCGTCGTCAACAACATTGCGTCTTGCACGTTGACGTCAAGCGTTATCAGTCTCCCGGCAGGAACGTACCAAGTGCGGGCAAACAGCCAAGGCCTGTTGTGCGGTCTGCACAAAGCACGTCTACAGAACACCACAGCGGCAACCACTCTCGCTATCGGAACTACCGTGTTTGCATCCAACACGAGCGACGGTTGGGCGGTATCCGATATTTACACCGTTTTCACGCTTTCGGTAACATCAGACATTGAATTGCAATCACGTTGCGCCACAACACAAGCCACCAACGGCTTGGGATCAGCCGCAAACTTTGGTGACGTCGAGGTGTACCGACAAATAATGATTAGGAGAATTGCATAATGTCCGCGCCAACACAAGCAGAAATCAATCTCCAAATCGGCAACGCAACCCGCGAACTAGCACCTGGCACCACCTGGAAATACAACCCGCCCGGCGACGGCTACTACTGTCTCGAATGGATGGACGATCCAGCCCTGCAACCAACCGAAGCCGCAACAATGGCCAAAGCAACAGAACTGGCTATCGAGCTGAAAAATCAATGACCCGATGGATACTTCGATTGTGGTGGCTGTCATCGCTGGCGCTTTCTCTGTACTCGTGGCGATCATTCATCGGTTCCAAAAAGAAAACCATAAAGATCACGGACGGGTACACGAAGCGTTGGGCCGAA